CGGGGGTCTTCGACAACAGCCTCAACGGTATCATCGTTGATGAGGCGGAACTCTCGACCGTAAAGCTTAAATCGGGTACCCGAATACGAGCGGAAAATAACCCAATCACCCTCTTTACAATACGGACCACTCGCGAAACGCGATTCGTCAGCATAGCAATCTGGACCCATCTTCAAGACGAAACCGAGAATAGATGCAGTCTCTTCTCTCTTGCGAAGATCTTCTGGCCGAATGATGCCGCCAGCAGTCTTCTCTTCTGAGTCGGGTAGGGCAATTAGAATCCGATACCCTTTTGGCATCGGAAGCTGGCTTGCTGTCTTGGGTTCTACCGAGACGGAAGCCGTTTCTTTTTTCGTCATTTTACCTCTTGCGACTTATACGGTGCCGAAACCGCTGTGATTGAATAGGTGCAAACACAGTCCCTTAGCTCAATAATACCACCTATAGAGGTGGCTTCCAATACTAGAAGTCGTCGCTCTTTAGGATGCGCTCTTCAAGGTCAAGGATATTCCGTTCAGCCTGCGCGAGACCCTCAATCTTGCCAACCATGTGGCGGTAGGCGGGGTAGTCTGCAGCCCCACCCGTAGCCATCGTGTCGGCAAGATTGTTAAGGTCTTCGCGGATTTTCTTCTTCAGATACTCAAATTCTTTCATCAAACACCTAAGATTTTCATCCCTGTTTTAATGGCTTCCGCCGCGCGGGCCATCTCGTTGTCTGCCTGAGACTTCTCAATCTCAGCCATGATTTTCGCTCCAGCAATTCTTTCTGTGGAGGAAATCTTCTCGGCGTCCAGCTTCAGACGCTCGGCAGCAAGCATAGCCTCTGCCTTGTCCTTTTCTGCCTTACGGGCAGCTTCCTGAGCCTTGATCTGGAGTTCAGCCTGCTGCATCTGCACAAGCGGATCTTGCGCCTGCTCTTGGGCCTGCTGCTGGGCCTGCTCGCTCTGGCTATTCTGGAGAACCTTGGCAGAAGCCATAGCCTCGACCTGAGACAAGCCGTTTTCAACCTCTGGAGGAATCTTGTCTTCCATACCCGGAAGCGGAACACCCATCTGCTCTTCGATCTTGCGACGGTAAGAATAAGCCATATGCTCAGCAATATGCGCCTGAATGGCGGCATTGATGGGCTGGGCAAACTGGCTCTGGCCGATCATTGCCTGCATCTGCGGGTCTTGGGCAAATGCGGTGTGGACCTGAATGTGTGCCTCATGATCCTGATCCTCAAAGGCCTTGGCGGGCTGGCGCTGGAGGAGGGCCATGTTTTCGGTGACGGGGTCAACCTGCTTCATTTCTTCCGGTAGGCGGACAATCTCATCTGCACTCTTGATATTAAGAACCTGAAGCATCTCGCGATGGAGGAGAGGCAGGTTGTAAATATCTGGAGCATTCTGCGCCATCTGAAGTGCTGCCTGAAACTGCATAACGCGCTGCGCCATCGTAGACGCATTTGGGTCGGAAACCGGGATAACATCAACTCTAGCATCAAAATCCTCCGAACGGTTATAGTCGCCACCTGTGTCGTACTCGTAGTCCTTGTCCATGTGGTCACGGACGATGGCCGCAATCAGCTTGAACTCGGTGCCCATGGCAGCATGGATGCGGGCCTGCACGGCAGACATAACCTTGAGGTTACGCTCCAGAAGGGCCAGCGTGGTCCCTACGGGCGCATTGGGGTTCATGTCACCCACGCTCACGTCAGCTATGGAGCCGATGCGGCGCCCTTCCTCGGTGAGTGTCCCGAGGAGGTTATATAGCACTGCTGACGGCTCCTTGTAGGGAAGGAACGTGATACTGTCCTTGATGGCACCAGAGGCCACGTCCACGTCACGGAACTCACCCGGCATCAGCGGCGAGTTGTCGCCCTTGATACGAAGACCCCGAGCCTTGAGACCGGCGGGGAGGTTGGAGAGTGTGCCCGCATCTACGAGCTGGCGGATGATAGATGTGGCGGACTTGGCAATACCACCGATCAGATGGATAAGGCCTGAGCCATAGAAGCCCATGCCGGGGAGGTAGGGGTAATGCACAAAGTGCATACGCTTCTGCTTCTCCTCGTCATCGCTGATCCAGTTGCGGCGGATCGCCAGAACCTTACCGGACTGCTTCTCAATGGTGATGACATACGGGAGTGCCAAACCATCGGGGTCTTCAAATCCGGGCAGATCGTAGTCGATGTGAACTTCAAGGATGGTGTACCGATCATCGACCTCCCAAGATGGGGTGTCGCCTTCGATCTTGTCATACTTGTCCTGAATGTCCGTCCGCTCGGGGCTGGGATCGGGAAGATCGATGTCAAGGTAGAAACCCTGAACCTGAAGCTTCTTGATCTCATTCGGGTACTTCTTCATGACGTGCGTATAGCGGGGGCACGTTGCCAGATCCGAAGCACCGTAGGGCACAACGAAGTCTTCCGCAGGGACGAAGAGCGACGTGGGTCGCTTCTTGATCGGGTCGAAGTACACTTTTTTGAAGGCAGACCCCGCCAATGGAAGGCGGAACAAAAGCTGCTCAAGCTCCGCACGATATTCCGTCATGCGCTGAGTGACGATGTAGTTCATCTCCTCCTCAATGCGCTCGGCCTGTTTGACCTTTTCGGGTGTCATCTTTCCGATGATCTGTGTGCGGACTGGGCCTGCCGGAGGATACACCTCCATAATAGTCTGGGCCTGAAAGCGGACAACCGCCTCGGCCAATAGTGGGTGGAACACACCGCAGGCACCCGGCCATGGGGTCGTGCGGTCTTCATACTTCATTCCGAGAAGGTCGAGCCCTTCAATGTAGGACTTCTCCCAGTCACGGCGGCTGCGGCGGTCAGATTCAAAGTCACCAATAAGCTCGTTGGCAATACTGTCTAGATCGCCCTCGTCGATGTCTTCAGCAAGGTTCTTGTTGAAGTCATCCTCTTCGGAGTCGCCAGAGATCATGGCAACAGCCTCGCCGGAGAAATCAACGACAACGCCGCCATCTTCCGTCTCGGACACTTCGGGAGAATCAAGGATGATATCCAGCGGTTCAGAAAGATCCTGACCGATTGGGTTTGGGAGTGCGGATTCAATGGCCATTATTTACCTCAGTAGTAGGCTTCTGTTTTGTGACGAGGGACACTTGGTTCATCCTCTTCGTCGGTGCGTAGTCTTACAAATCCACCCTGCCGGAACCGGAGCATAGCTTGGCTCACGCTGTCCACAAAGTCATCATGGCTTCCCGCAGGGAAAGCCGCGCATTCTTCAATCACTTCCTCGGCCCACCTTGTCTCCGGCGCCCACACAGACCCCGATGCAAACAGGTCCGTGATCGCATTGACACGGGCAATCTTGTCTTGGCCCCGGCTCGGGGTGAAGTCCGTGACCGGAATACCAGCCGCCCGCATTTCGAAAATGAGCGGGGAACCCGAAGCCTTCGCTTCCACGATTACCATATCTGGTTGCCATTCTTTGTAATGCTCGATTGCGACTTTCTTCAGCTCCGGGAACTCCATCTTATCCTTAAACGCATCCAACAGGATGATGTTCGGGATGGGCTCCTTGCTGTCCATGTCGTTGTAGAATATACCCCAAGTCGTGCAGGCTGAGTAGTCCGACCGCTCGGTCTTCTTAAAGGCCGTGTCCCACGAAACCAGAATGGCCTCACAGGATGGCGGCGAATCCTTTTCCCACACCCGCCACCACTCACGCTTGAGCAGGGCACCCTCTTCCGATGTGGGGTCTTGCTGGTACTGTGCCTGCCACTTAGCTACCGGCAGTTCAGCCCTCAGCTTCTCAAGCTCCTCAACAGGCCAGAACTCAGGCCAGATTGGAACCCCGGATGGCAGGATGGCCGGAAGCTCAATAACTTCCCACTCGCCAGAGCCATCACGCTTTATAGAGCTGTCGATGATCTGGCCGGTCAGGTCTCTCTTCGACCAGCGGGTCATCACGACAACAATGGCACCACCCGGCTGGAGACGCTGACGCGGGCCGGAGGAGTACCACTCAAATACCTTGTCATACACGCCGGGGTCGAACTGACCCTGCATAGCTTCTTGTTCCGAGTGCGGATCGTCGATGATCAAAAGATCGGCACCCTTACCGGTAACGGCACCGCCGACACCGATAGCGAAGTATTCACCCCGCTTGTTCGTGGACCAGCGGCCAGCAGCCTTGCTGTCTGACTGGAGCCCAACGCCGGGGAACACCTGCTGGTACTCCTCGGAGCCTACAAGGTTACGCACCTTACGCCCGAAGCCCACAGCCAGCTCGGCTGTATGTGCCGTCTGGATGACCTTCTTTTCGGGGTTCTTACCGAGGAACCATGCCGGTAGAAGGAACGACGCAAACTCTGACTTGGTATGGCGAGGGGCCATATTGATGATAAGCCGCTTCAGCTCACCCTTGGCAACCCGCTCAAATGCGTTGGCCATGATGGCGTGATGCTTGCCGCCAATAAACCCCGGCCAAGCCAGCTTAACAAACTCAAGGAAGTTCTCCTTGGAGAGCTCCCGCTGCTTGGCTTCGTCAAGTCGGCGCAATAGATCAAGAACCTCGGCCCTTTCACTGGCAGGAATCTTGGCTACGATTTCAGCATAATCCATTGGAATATGATACCACGGGCGGTTGAATAAAAGAAAACCCCCTCCGAGACGGCAATCGGGAGGGGGCCTATTGGGGGACTGTTGTGCGAAATGTTGAGGTTTGTTTTGATTTTCCATGCACGAATGCACACAGAATGGTCATGACCCAGAATGGCATCCCTAACCCGGAGAGGTCTTACTCTCTGACCACGATACAAATATCGTGGATTTCACAGGTGCTGTCAATAGGTATCTGGTGCCGACACGATTTTAAGGGGTAATAGCCCCCACCTTCATTGCTGGCCCACCACGGGTCTGCATGCTTGGCCGTGATCTTCCCTGTCGGCTGGGATCGGTGGTTAGCCGTCTTTCGCCTTCACCAGAATTTGGGACGGGCTATGACGGCCACCATACGGCTGGCGTCATTGTCTTAAGCCAAGCCCCCGTCCAGCTTTGGCAGCAGCACTCTCATTCATAGGCGGACGAGCCGCAAGCCAGCCCACAAGAGGCTACAGAACTGGCCGACCCAATTGGGTAATCCCGCTCGGGATCATTCACGGGCTGTCAGTCCACAAAACCCGCAGAATGTCCCGAGCGGGATTATCTTTTGGCGTCCCCTGCGGAGTCGAACCGCTCTATCGCCCCCACGGGCTGTGTGCTGACCGTTACACTAAAGGTACATGGTTGCAGAGGCGGGATTTGAACCCGCGATCTTCAGGATATGAACCTGACGAGATGACCACTTCTCTACTCCGCTAAATGGTGCCGGATGAGAGGATCAAACTCCCGACCTTGGCTTTACAAAAACCCTGCTCTGTCACTGAGCTAATCCGGCATTTTGGTCAGTCCAGCAGGATTCGAACCTGCGTTATTCCTGCTCCCAAAGCAGGTGCCATACCAGACTAGGCGATAGACTGCTCTGGTTCCTTAATGTATCCAATGTAATGAAGCATTAAGGTAATGTTGTCAATCCTCCTGTTCTCAAGAGAACCCACGGCAACATTGCACTTAAGGCAAAGAATCCCGCGAACGCGGCCTGTTTCGTGGTCGTGGTCTATCTGACCGCCCTTGTAGCCACGGAACAACTCGACTTCACACTGGCACAGGACACACTTGCCGCCCTGAGACTTATGGAGCTGAATGATATCGTTTCTGTTCATCTTGTACCGAAACATAGCATTCTTGCAAACTTGGCACTCGGTGCCAAGGATGGTGTGCTTTTCTCCGCAGTGCTTGCACTCTTTCAACAACCAAGCTCCTAGAAAGTTCCGGGCGGTGTTTGTCCCCGTAGGGTTCACCTTTCCTGCTATCCCGGCGTAGCGCCCCTCCTCACGCGAATCCTGCGGCCTCTTCAGGCGGTAACACAGGACCGGAGGGCGGTTGCGGACTTCTTCCCACTCCTGCCCCCTGAAGGGGCCACGGGGTTCGCACCGGCACACCTAGTCACTCTTTCGAGCGATCCTTATAGACCATATGCATCATGCCATACACATCATCGATAACGAGAGGCGTTGGCATCCCGAGGGGCTTCCAGCCGTCTTTCTTAACGTCCAGAACCCCGTTCATCACGTCTGGGAATGTCGGCCCCCAGATGATCTTTGTTTCGAGAACGCTGTAGCTCATGCCTTCACCGCGATGTAGGAGTAGTTGCCCTCTCCGTGGCGCTGTTGGAATAGCTTCACAACCCCGAGTTCGGAGAACTCAAGAGCCTTATTGGCGGTCCTGAATTGGGGAACCTCCCCTTCCGTACTGCCAAGGAGGTTTTCATTAAGCTGCCGATCCCGCATCAGGAGGCCTTTATAGTAGGTGATGCGTTCATTACGCTTGGCGTGGGTGGCCCAGCGGGTGAAGTCATCTGGCGACTCAATATGGGTGTATTGACGGTTTGTCATAAACTTGCTGCCTTTCACGGCTGGTCATCCTTGCCTGTCATGATCTCGTAGGCTGTGTAGAGCATTGCGGCAGGAACCGTGATTGGCCACAGCGCAACGACCAGATGGCTTTGCCAGCGGGCCATATCAACATCTGAGGTCACAGCAAACAGGAACTCATTAAATGTGCCGACAATGTAAAGCCAGAGAATTACCCAAATCATGTCATTCAGCTCCAAATCCATCAGGGAACGCTACGCAGTAATACATTGGGATTGCATCGATCTCAAGCTTTTTCTTGAAACCCGCATTGGAACCCGCAATGTTGCAGGCCTCCTCGCTCTCGAAGACACCAACCTTCTCCATCGCAACACCGCTGCTCAGGGGGCCAGCATAGGCAACAATGATCATTACAAACAAGGAGTTCATTCGTTCCACCCCTTGTTTTCAATCTTGTCAATCATGTCAGCAATCTCGAACGGGGTCTCCTTCACGAAGACGCAAAAAGCGCCGGGAGCCATGGCCGAGGCCGTGTACTCGACAAGGGTGTTCCCGTTGGGCTCAACCTTGGTGGCAATCACCCGGCTGGCCCGGACGACGATCTGTTTGTCATCGATGGATGTAAGACGGATCATGCTCATTAGAACCAGACCCCCGTTACCTTGTTGATGGCCTCCACCACCTCCATGACAGGGTGCGAGACATATTCCAAATACGAATCTTCGCCAATCCGGTAGGTAATCTTACTAACGATGTCGGTGTGGCGTGTTACCTTGACCACGGAATTGGCACTCAAGGCAACGTGATGGCCGTCAATGTCTTTGAATACGATAAGTGTCATTTTCTGCTCACTGTCCAGTTATGATGATCTTCACAGTATGACGAACCTTGGCACTTACTGCAACCGCAGAACGTCAGTTCTTTTGGCTCCCCAACCACCCACCTGCAGTGGTCACTGCCCAGTTCCCAAATCTTCACGCCTACCCCGTTAAGGGGAAGGATGGAGTTGTTGAGCTCTGGGATAGGGAGCTTCTTCACTCTTGGAGTTTCTTGCCGCATACGCGCAAAGCCAGTTGGCCGCTTAACCACATTGACACTGTAGCCAATGGCTGGCTTGGACTTGGTTTCGTACTTTGTGCTCCTGTTGAAGACTTCGGCATACGGTTTACCAAGGCCGATCCGGTGTGCTCGACCAACGACAGCACCCTTCGAAACCCCGAGTGCTTCACCGATTTTCCGCGCGGGAATAGTTCGATAATTTTGCCTGACATACTCATCTCTCTCGGGGTTCCAATTAGTTGAGGTTTGATTTTGTCCTAGCATAAAGATCCTCCAGAATTGACAGCTCAAGCGTGGAAACAAAAGCCTTGGCTAGGAAGACGGCATCCACGTCACTACCAACATTGTGGATAACAACGCTGCCATTCCCCTCACTAACACCCATGACAATCACCTTGCTAAGGTCCATTGTCGCGGCTTCGTCCAACAAGGCCTGAACTTGCTCCATATCGGTCATTCTGTCAAATCCTTTTTCCTAAAAACCGCGATTACATACGGTTTTCTGGCCGGATGCTTAGTTTTGGCACCCAATCCAGCGTTATAAAGGAAGGCGGCGTGGTGTAGATCGCCATCTGCCTTGTTAATCGCCATCTTCAGGTACTTCATTCCCCAATATACCCCGGTTCGGCAGTCATTCAAACCGTTTTTTGGCCCCTTGTAGCCGATTCCACGGGCCGTGGCTGGCTTTATCTGCATTACACCCCGCTCACCAGCGGCACCAACGGCGCCACAATCGAAATGGGACTCATGTTTTGCTATGGAAAGTGCGAACTTGACTGGAACCCCGGCGTAACGCGCGGCAGCTGCGACAATTTCAGGTACGGACTGACTGGTATTCTTCCTTATTGGACGTTCTTGGTCGTATAGGGCTTGGGAACTGTAGCGCGTGGCGCTGGTTGAGACTGGATTACAAAGTATTGCAATAAAGAGACATGCGAGAATTAGCCGTTTCATGAGCGGCTCCTCTGGTTGTTAACGAAAAGGGCACATCTCTGTGCCCAATTCCTATTATCCCCCATGCAGGGGCAGTCTGTCAAACATTATTGGGACCAACTACCACGCATCTGAGATGCGGGAAGGTTGTGGACCCTCCCATTCATGGGGGTAGTCCTCAGCCTTAATGATATCCAGAACCCCGAACTCGGAATACTTGGTGCCAACAAAGTTGACATATCGCTCGGCCTCTGACCGCCTGAGAAACTTGTAAACCGGGCGGGTGAACAGCAATTTTTGGTAGGCGTCGGCCTCTTCTTGCGTGTCAAATGACAGCAGATCAGGGTCTATCGCGGGCTTCCCATCTCTTGTTATGTGCTTAGATATGGGGGGCATCTCTCGGGGTCTTACAAAGTAGAAGATATCCATGTGGGCACTCCTGACGGGTGGTTTGTGTCCACAATTGTACACACAAGCGGGCCATGTGTACAGGATTGTGAGCAAGGTAAGGAATTTTCCTTACTTTATATCCCCTTTATATCAGATTTGGGGTGCCTATCGTAGGTGATGTTGTCCTGTGCCCTGACATCCTTGTTCTGCCAAGACCAGCACTCCCCGGTGTCGTCTTGGAAGCATACCCACAGGACGCTGTTCTCGGGGCCGTAGTCCAGCAGGAAATGGGCTGTGGCCTTGCATTTCGGGGTTTTGATGGGGAGGGGTGGGTTTAGCTGCAATATGCTCATGTGTGGCTCCTTGGGTGTGGGGCAGAAGGGGGTTTGTTAGAAATAAGACCCCGAATTTCTAACACCAATGT